CAGCACCCTTTTAGTGTCGTTACCAGCCGTAGGCATATGATTTGTCAGTAAACAGGAAATTTTATGATGACGACCGATTTCTAAAACTTCATCCAATAATTGATAAACGGCCTTACGTTGATGTTTATCTCGAATAACTGAAATATCATCAAATAAAATAAGAGAATCCTTGAAATCAGACGCTTCTAGGGGATCAGATACTAGTCTATCGTCTATAATTATTCGTTTAGGAAATAGATCATCCAAATTCTCATCCTCTTTTAATGCCGAAAAGATATATATATCATTATTTTTAAACATCTTTTTATATTCTTTTATATAATTACGCGCATACGTACTTTTTCCACTTCCACTAGGACCGACTATATAGGTTATATTTCTTTCTGTATTTTTATCTGGTATTTGTTGAAATTTTTGTCCATCTTTTAATGTCAATTTATTAAATTTATTTTTAGTATCATTATCATATAAAACACTTACTATTTTATTCTTTTTTTTGTTTTTCTCTTTTATCATAGCTATATTTTTTCCTTCATTATCAAAATTTAACATATATAATATCTATATATTATAATAGATATTATATTTATATATTATTTATTATTTAATTATTCTTTTAATATTTATTTATATAAAATTATCATATATACAATGATATTTAATATTTTTTTTATTATTAATTTTTGATGAATTTTGGTAAGATCCTGTAAATTCATCTTTATAGAATTTTTTAAAAATATAATTCGTAATATCTAATTTATTTATAACCATTAAACATTTAATATTTTTATTATTTTTATTCTTTTTAAAATATTTATATATATCAATATATATAGTTGTGTTATCATAATATTTATTATAATTATCTATTATTTTATTATTAGAATCTCTAGTAATGTTATATTCTTTGTTATCAGAATTCATATATGGCGGATCAAAAAACACAAGACATTTTTTATTTTTAGGTATTTTTTTTAAAAATGAGTTACAATCCATATTAAAAAATTTAACTTTATCAAAAAATGTTTTATATAATGATAATTTTTCTTTATAATTTTTTATCTTTATCAATCCTTTTTCAATTTCCATAATATTACAACAAAAACCACGAAATAGTAATTTTAAAAATGGTTTATATTTATGTATTGTATCTTCGGACCTTATAAAATCAGATACTTTTTTATCTGTGTCATATATAAGTAAAAATTTATCAACTTCTTCGAATAATTGAATTGGTTTATCTTTAATTATTTTTAACATATCAATTAAATCTGTATTTATATCATTTAACCAAATTTCCCCATTAAAATTATTTAATTCAAAAAAAGCCCTACTAAATCCAAAAATACCACAAAAAGGCTCTATAATTATGTCATAATTATCATCTTTTAAATAATTATTTAAATGTTTTTTAGATTCTAGATATTTATTACCATTATAATTTAATAAAAATCTATCTAATTTTATCATTATTTATTATATATATATACTATATATAATAAATTTATGTAAATATATTATAAATATATTTATGTTTTTCTAATTAAATGAGATACTATTTCGTCATAACTATTACCGCTTTCATTCTTAATAGACTTTAAAAATTTATAATAATCGTTTAAATTTCTATTACAATCTATACAATTTTTTATAAAAAAACTACAATGACGACCACAAGTATTAATATTATCATTTTTATTTTCTTTCTGATATTTAATAACATTATATTTTATATCGTGATTACATTTATCAAATAATTTTGTTAATAATTTAGTATCTTGACCTAATTCTATATTTTTTTCTTGAGAATTCCAGTTTAATGGATTGTCGATGGTGGAACCATAACTATCAAAATATAATATATCATATTTATTTTTACTATTCTTTTTTAATTTTTTAATTATAGCTACCCAATGACCTTCACAATTACTATTTTCATATAACAGAAAACAATAGTCATTATTATTTTTTAATAAATCATCTATTGAATTATAATTTATTAAATCTTTATATTGAATAATAAGCGCATTAGGTAGATAATATCTTATATCGTTGTCTGCCATAGGTTGTTCTATTATTTTTTTAGTAATTAAATCTTCTTTATCTTTTTTGACCATATATATATGTATATAATTATATTAGATTTAATTTATTTTTAATAAAAAAAATCTAAATCAATAATATAATAATGTCATTTAATATAAATTTAAGACTGAATAACCTCCAAAGACAGATAAATCAATTAATATTAGAAGCCGGTTTACAGAATCCATTAGATCAAGATATACAAGGTAATAACTATAATATTAATGGAATAAACGAAGTCAACTGTATGGTTTTAAATACCGCAAATACTTCAGGCGTAACAGTCAACGCGTCTGGTATAACGTGTACTGAAATCAGTTGTGATAATATAACTTGTGCCGGTGATGTATCTTGTAATGTTTTATCTTACAATACATTAAGCCCGCCGATTAGTGGTGTAGCCGAACCATTGGGAAAAGTGTTACAGAATGGAAACGACGCAAGCAATAATAGTATTACTAATCTTGGTGGATTACAAATGACGGGCAATCTAAATCTAAACTATAACCAAATAACAGCCTGGAACGATGGCACAATAGGGGGGTCGTTGTCTATAGCTAATGGAGACCATAATGGAAATGACACACGATGTGAATTAAGATTTTATAATAATGCAGAAACTAATTTTTTTATGGGTAAAGGTGATATAGCAGGACAAACAGAAAATTTTAATAATTTCCGTCTGTATGACAGTAATAATTTTGAATATATGCAGATATACCCCGTTCCTACACAACAGATTATTTTTAGTGCAGATAAACTATTATCACGACAAGACAGTAGTAATCCAGCAAACGCAACAGGTTATATATTAGATTCTATTAAAACGCCTCCTATGTACAAACAAATATTTTCTAATGTAAACCAATCTATATCTTTAAATGTAAACAGTGAAGAACCGTCTTGGATATTTGGAACTAACATATACACAGGTGACCAAGTTTTTAATTATGGTGTCACATATGCCGAAATATTATTTTCTTATTTACAGATTAATTTTCAATCTGAAGACCCCTTCCTCGCTCCTAACAACTGTCAACTATATTTAGGTCCAACTCCAAATTATACATATGACCCCTCAAAAGGAAACCGAATTGTATTTAGTGTTGTTGATAATACAGGTGACCAACCTAATTTCACGTTTACTAGTTCAATTCCTATTATATTGTACTATCAAAACGGCGATCTGGGTTCTGGTAACCAATTTGACAATCTATATTTAAATATTCAAATCCAAGATCAACAAGTATATAATATATCATTCCAAAATACAAATTTTGTTGTGTCATCTTATATCTGTGGTAAAAATTCAGATCCACTGGCCTGGAATACATAATTTTATTAAATTTATTAAATAAATTATTAAATAAATTATTTTATTTAATAATATATATATGAAAAATAAATATGATGATAATAAAACATATGCAATATATCAAGTTGTAATAAAAAAACCTATTGAAAATGATGATGCATATAATAAAGCACAAATTTATATACAGAATAAAAAAAAGAAAAGTTATAAAGAATTAAATAAAAAATATAAATTTAAAAATTTACCTAAAACACGATTTAAAAACAAATCTTTTATTAATAAAAAGATAGATAAAAATTTAAGTTTAATTATTGGAGAACTAAAAGATGATTACAAACATTTAGAAGGTTCTGGAATTAAAGATATATTTAATAAAGTAAAAAATAAAGTTGTTAATATATTTAAACCTAGATTAGATGGATACAATAATAAATCAACTAGAAATTTAAAAAAATATGGAAATATCGAGATTAAATCAATGACAATATATAGAACTCCTATTATGAAAATATTAGATAAAGCATTAAACGTATTATCATTTAATAAATTTGATACGCTTAAGAAGAAATATAATTTTGACGAATTATTTCATCTTGCATTAATTGTTAATATAGGTGACAAAAATATTGTTATTGAAAAAAATGAAGTTATTAATATAGATACAAGTTATAAAACAAATGATAAAACAGAAACATTTAATATAGATTTAGATAATAAGAAATTTACAATTAATGAAATGTTAACAAAAGGAAGAGAGAAATATGGTGATAAAATTTGGTTCTCCTATAATGCTTTTTCTAATAATTGTCAGTATTTTATCAAATATTGTTTAGAAGCAGTTAATTTATATAAT